GACTTGCCGACACCAGTACCAGCAAGCGCGATAGTAAGAGTTTTATTAGATATACCCCCGCTCGTAATCTTATTAAGGTATTCGAGATCAAATGAAACCTTCTCCTCCTTCCTGTGATAGTACTCATATCTTTCTTGATAGTTTTCTAAGTAGTCATGTCCAATGTTGTTGTCAAAAGAAACTGCCAGTGCATCAGAAAGAATAGAAGGAATCGCATCTCTACTCTTCTTCTCATCATTTCCATCTGCAATATTAATCGATTCCATCAGTGCAAGATAAATCGCACGATCACGACACCACTTTTCGGTAGTGTCTAATAACCATTCATTATCTACTGGAAGATCCGTAAACGAATTGCAGATATCTCTAGTTTCTTTAATCTCACTCTCGTTTAGATCTGTCCGATTCTCAACCTCAATATTTAGTGCTTCGATTGTAATGGCAGAACCATACTTCACAATGAATTGAGTAATCTCCTCAAAGATTACTTTTTCACCTCTTTTCTCAAAATATGTTGGTTCTATAAATGGAATGACTTTACGAGAATAATTTTCGTTGCATATTAAGTTTCTGAGAATTGTAGTCTCAATCCGTTCCATAAGAGAATTCTTTTTTCGCGGCAGCATCAAGTTGCTGCATTACTTCTTCTGTAAAATAAACTTCTGGGTCTTTCAGAATTGCCTTAGCATATACTTTTTTAGTCTCACCATTGACAGTCATCTCATAACGACCGGCAACGTTCTTCCACATTCCGGCAAGTTCACCTAACTCAAGTAAACCATAATACTTATCAAGACCCCGATGATCATAAAATAAACGAATAGTGACATCCTTGTTTTCCTTACTCAAACGTGACTTAATAGTTTTTGCCTTAATAAGGTTTCCAACAACTGATGTTCCTTCTTTTTCTTTTGACTTCGAAAGAAAAATTACTGAAGAAGATGCGTAAAATAATCCCGATCCTCCACCCATTTTCTTTGCTTCATATAAAGACATTGAGTCGTAAACATGATTAGTTACAATGAAAGGTATCTTTGCTTGTCCCATTTTAAGAGTCAACATTCTAAAAGCACCTTTGATTAATTGTGCCTTTGTCATATCTCTAGTAGTTTTTTCTGCCAGAGTATCTTCAATCTCTTTATTAGTTGAAAGATTACCTAAAGAGTCTAACACAAACATACAAGGTTTACGTTCTTCTTCAGGTTTTTTCTGATACATATCAACTGCCCTGAGTGCCTTACTACGGAACTCTTCGATAGTCACCACATTAACAACGACAAGACGATTAAGGTCGATTTCACGACTCTCTAAGAGTGACTTAGTGACAGCTGCCTCAGTATCAAAATAAAGGCAATATGCATCGGGATTAGTATCCAAGAAGTTCTTGACCACTGCGAGTGAGAAAAAAGTCTTTCCAGTAGAACTTTCCCCAGCAATTGCAGTGATTTTATTCCCAGAAACACCACCACGGATAGACCCAGATACAAGAGCATTAAAGATGAACGAACCAGTATCAACGTATGTTTCAGTTTCGTCAATCTCGCTTGCAAGTTTTGTGAAGTCATCTCCAATCTCTTTTACAATCTCGCGTAAGAAGTCCATAGTCTAATTTATCTCCTAGTATTATAACCATAAAGTTTGGGAGAAGTCAAGGCCTCCTCCATAGCCATTCCTCGTTTATTCAACCTATATCGTAAGGTTTGGTGCCCCATACCATATTCTTCTGCCCATTGAGAGATAGTCTTGGTCTGTCCATTATATTCTAGTTTGTTGTTGTTACTTCTATTATTCTCCTGCTCTTTCATAGTGGCCCATTTACAATTGTCTGGGTAATAACCTCGTTCATTATCTATTCGTTCTATTGTACCACCATCTGGTCTCTCTCCCATATCAGATAAGAAGGTAAGATATCCATTGTCACCCATCCAACCTTCATATATTCCTCTTTTATTATATTCAGGTCTCCACTTGTATCTAGCAACCATCGCAGTCCAACTTATCCAAGTAGGCGTGTTGGTCTGTCCGTGTTTTACTCTTGGCATAATTCTATTGTCGGGGGTAATGTATTTATTATATCACAAAATGCGGTCTTACACAACCCATCGCCCCCGACCAGTTGTTGCCGCATTATACCACACCTTTAGTTATTTGTCAAGTCCATTATACAAAAAATGATTCAAGGTTTACTTTTTTTTCTGTGCTCCACCCAATCGCATCAAGAATAGATTTGAGTGGGTCTAAAAAACTCTTTTCAAATTGTAATTCATAATCTATGTATTTGTCAAGACCGAGTTCATGTGGAAAATCTTGAATAAATGAAATGACATTCTCCTGAATAATATTTGGTTTCTTCAGATAAATGAACTTGATTTTCTCACCATTATTGATAAGAGAATACTTATTATCAAGTTTCTTCTCCTTAATATAATGATTGAATAGTAGTGCTCCACGACAATGAATGGGAGTACCTTTAGCATAAATGTAAGAATGAGATTTATACTTTACAACATCAGATACTGAACGAGGAAAAGCAATTTCTTCAGGAGGAAGTTGCTTGAACTTCTTACGAGACTCATCAATAAAGTTAATGACATCTTCTTCTGTACCACTCATCATCAACTTAAGTCCATCCTTAATCATCTGACGACAAGGTGCTGGAGTGGAAGACTTAACTGCCTCAATACCCATCATCTTTAGTTTGGGTTCATTATACTGAACACCTTCACTATTCCATACATTGAGAATATAACGTTTCTTTGCAGTCCAAATGCCACGTTCTGCAATGTTCTCACGTTTCATAATCATCTTCTGTTCATATGCCTGAACGTAATCCGCAAGTTCCGTATAAGATTGTTCGATGAATGGTTCCAACTTGTCTTGGCAGATCTTATCAAGTAACTGAACAATCTTTGTTTTATCGTCAGACTTATTACTAAGAAATTTATCAACAAGAGGTCCCATATTAAGATAGATTGAGTCAGTGTCAGATGCGATGACATAATCGACTTCCTCAGTTTGTAAAATCTTATTTAGAAATCCATTCATCTTGTTCTCAATCCAACGAATGGAAACCTGACCTGAGAGAGTAATTGCCTCAGCATTCTCAATTTTAAAATATCTAAAATATTGATTTCCCACGCTTCCGTAAGCAGAATTTAATTGAATCTTGCGAGCCATCTGAATGTTGTTACATCGTGCAATCTCTTTCTCCAATGCTTTAGTCGGAGTTTTTTCATAATCTTGTTTTGCAATAAGCATCTTCTTCTTATAGATGGTGCGATCCTTGTAAATCTTCTCCATCAATTCGGGCAGCATACCTTTTACTCTACGATAGAGTGCTCCATTTGCTGTTATAGTAAGATTAACCTTTCTCAAAGGTTCCAAATCTAGATCTTGATTAAGAAGTTTATCTACATTAACTTTATTGGAAAGTTCTCTCACTCTCTTAAGTGCATCAAGTTCTTCTGCAATTTCCTCACGGGTCATTTTACGAACATCTTTCCACATATCATTGCTCATAGGATTTTATTATACTTTTTACGATTTTCAGTTGCTGTTAGTATTTGCAAATTATTTTCGTGATGTTTTCCTCCTTTGGAAATTGGAATGATGTGGTACACTTCGTGGGGAATACCAGTTTCTTCTGTCAATTTAACTGCCTCTTCATAAGAGGATATCCTACAGCATTTTTTCCAATTCCGCAATACGATTATTAAGTTGATGTTTTCCAATTAATGTTTCAGGGCTTATGCTGTATTGCATAATTAAATGTGGATAAAGAGAATTTAAATCAAAACTTACAACATAATCATACTTTCCCGGTACAGGTTCCTTGACATAGGCACCTGCATATTTTGCATCCTTGTCTGAACGTTCTTTGGGTGGAATTACAATGTTTTTCTTTTTGAGATAATTGTAAATGATCGCATCCCACATACGAACTTGATAAAACACATCACTATAATTCACCTTAGCATCATATGCCATAGTGATTGCAAGTTCAATCAATTTCATCTTGTCTTCCATACGGTCAACAAGTTCCACGTCAATGATATTATACTCTACAAATTTCTGCCACCCGTTAGTATAGAAATCTTTAAATGTATCAAACTCAGAGTGATCAAGTTTCTTTTGTCCAAGTTCTACACTTGCAATATAGTCCAACCGATAAGACTCTTGTGCCTTATAAGTGAACTTCTTATATAGATTTAGGTAATCAAGTTGCGCAATACCCCCAACATCATAAGAGATCTGTTTACGACCCATTACAATAGTCTCACGTTCAGTCACCAATCCCCAAGGTGAGAGTCGTTTCATCAACTTCTCACCAAGAATACGGTCAATACGCCTCACCAAATAAGGCATATCATATAGTTCACTATTCCATCCAGTCACAACTTCAGGAGTATTAGTCTCAATCATCCACCAGTTTATAAAGTCATTAAGTAACTCATATTCTGTTCTGAAACTTTTGTAGATAATATTCTCCTGCCTATTATCGAATGGTCCCTGACCCCAAGTGCGAATTTGTTTTGTAGTGTAATCCTGTACAGTAATAAGAAGAACTTCTTCTGCGGCAGACTCTACATCAGGGAATCCATTCTCAGATTTTACCTCAATATCAATCGTAGATATTTTGATTTTTGTAGTGTCGAATTTAACTTCTTCTTCAGGATACATCTCGGAAATATACTGACAGATGTATCGGTCATTACCATAGACCTTAAAGTTTTTTACACCATCATATTTCTTGATGAACTCTCTACAATCACGAACAGTTCCTGGATCTATTGATTCAACATAATCTCCCTCAAGAGTTTTATATTCTGTTTCTTTATTGGAAGGAACAAATAATGTAGGATAAAACTTTTCTCTTGTGGCAAAATGCCTCCCATTCTCATACCCACGTACAAGAAAGTGGTCACCGACCATTTGAACGTTGGTGTAAAATCGATGAGACATAAATAATCAGTTAATTAATTCCAAGTAGTTTTTAAGCAAGACTGAATTTGGTTCAAAAGTTGTAAGAATCTTATCAGAAGAAATCGCAAACCATTCTTCATCAGTCAAATCAATAAACCATGGTGATAAAGTCATATCGGAAACATTTAACAAAAATGGTTTTGTTACTTTTACATCAGGATCTCCCAATACAGAAGATACTCTTTCAACTTGACTGATCAATATCTTGTTGTTCGTCAGTACTATTATGTTAATCATCTTGTCCATTAATCATTTCCTCGTAAAGGTTTTCAATTTCTTTTACTGGTGTTACTATAGAAAATACCCAATCAGGTGCAACAATAATTTCCAAGTCTGATGTAATAGGAATCCATGGTATAAAATTTACACTGACATCTTTACCATCTTGTTGCTCTTTTCTATTGAGTTTTCTATTTTTTTCACCCTCTAAAAGAAGAACTTCTTCATCATCATTATGAGAAATATCGACGATATATGGATTTTTGAGCATGTATCCATGAATTTTTTCTTTAGATTCTTTAGAAATTAATTCTTTGATATCAGAAATAACTGATTCTCCTGATTTTAATAGTGCAATTTTAATTGACATTTTTAGTTTACCTCTCCGATTATTATAGCATAAAAAAGGAGGGGTTACAACTGGATTTTGCCAGTTTCCCCTCCGTCTGCGACGATATTTGGTGTTTACCCAAAAGTATTTAGAACCAGACTTTCTTCTGATGATGTTCGGGCACAATTCTTCCCAGAACAATACTTAACAACCCATCCTCAAATTCAACTGATCTAACTTCCGTGTCCTCTGCCAGTGTCCAAGATCTGGTGAAAGATCGTTGAGCCATTCCTCTGTGGACATAAGTGGTTTCTGATTCGGTATCCTCTTTCTGTCCTTCGACAAAGAGTTTTCCGTCTTGTGTGTAGACATTTACTTCTGCTTTTCTAAATCCTGCAAGTGCAAGTTCCAGTCTTGATTCTACTGAGCTGACCGTGACTAGATTAAATGGTGGATAATTCTTCGTTGTTTCGTGGAGATTAAACAACCTATCGAAGTATTCATCCATTCCTATGCTATTCCTATTTATGCGTTCCATCAACGAAGGTAGGTCCGCAGCAGTATACCGTGCAAGGTTTCCCATGATTCTTAGCTCCTTTAAAAGCGAGTTTGTGTTTTGTGGACCCCGAAGGCATCCATAAGTATATATTAGCACAAGACATAAAAAAGAGGGTAGTGAAACCCTCACTTTTTTATTCGGTTTTTTTTTACT